TTTCAGTATTATTTGTATAGTCTTGAATAGCTTGTTTTAAACTTGTATATGTAAAACTCATGTTACTACTGTTACACTCCCTACATTGCTTTTTATTGGTTGGGTAAATACTGCTACAGTATATAGACTTCTAAAGTCTCCTCTATCTGGTCTTGGATCAAACAATGCTTGTGGATCAGCTACAACATCTCTACCTAATTGATATTGTGGATGATCTGGGTCTAAACAAGAAGAACATACACGCAAACCATTTTTAGTTTCGTTTTCTACTTCATACTTTAGTTCGTTTAATAAATAACTAAATCCGCATCTATCGCATTCGCCTAAAGCTTTTGATCCTCTTGCATATGCCATTAATAAATCCTTAAGTTAGGTGCTAATTTTAAATTAGACCTTTCTCTTTGTGAATCTGCTACTTCGTTCCATAGCTCATCATATCTCATTCTTAACATAGGTACTCTTTCATTTGATTGCGGTCTTTTGCAAGCAATACTATATGCTAAAGCATATGTTAAACATGGTAAGTAACTAATAGGTATATCAGCATTATTAGATGCTGGCTTACCTGTATCTTCTATTCTAGCTATATAGTCATAGACTAATGTATAAGTTTCTGCATTATCAGGTGTAGCCCACAATACTAAGTTGTTAGCTGAACTAGATTTTTGTAAATAAAACTGTGTAGGTCTAGACTTCAATAGTTTGTTAGCTATATGACTGTATTGTGTTCTTGATATTCTAGTTAGCCTGGTGTCTTTTTGATTATCTATATCTCCTGAGTCTGTTCGTAAAGATACATCTATAACTTCTAATGCATCTGCTGGCAAAGGATATGATGCCTGACCTTCTGTTAAAGTTTGTGTGCCAGTAACAACTGTAAACAAATTAAGGCCTTTGTTCTGCCATTCAAGAAAAATTAAATCAAGCGATCTCTTGGCACTACGATAATCGTAACCACTACGCATTTCAAGACCAGCAAGATCATAAGCTTCTTCCATGATATCGCCAAGGTCTAATGTAAATGTAGTTGTTCCGCTAGTTGCCATTACTTACCTACTTTTTTCATAGCTTTACTGTGTGACTCATTAAAAGACTTTCCTGCTTTCATGTCTTTTTTCATTTCACCCATATGTTTTGCACTATGATGTTTTGAATGTTTTTTTAATTTTTTCTCTTGAGCTTTAGTTAAACCACCAGTTTTCATAAAACCCATTTTATTACGAACAGATTTAGGTAACTGTTTTAAACCTTTGCCTTTTTTTCCTTCTGGTATTTCTTTCATTTTAGTTCCTTTTGCTGGAGCACTCCTAGTCATTTTACTAAAGTTTGCTCTCGACATTACCATTTTACTTTATCCGCCCAATATGCTGCTGACATTTTTCCTTTTCTAATGTTTTTACCATGTCGTGCTTTAAAAGATTTACGTTTTGCTTTCATACGAGCAGACTCACCCTTCTTAGGTTTACCTGCTGTCTTTGCACCTTTTTGTCCGAACCGAATGGTTTTGACTTTGTCACCTTCTTTGGCAACAACTATATGAGATTTTTTTGGATGATTTGGAGTACGCTTGGGTTTGTTATAACCAGAAACACCTGCTCGTTTAAGACGAGAGTCTTTCTTTGCTCTGCCCATGGTTACTTAGTTTTACCACCGCCATAAAGTCTTTTAACTTTATCTTGTTCCATTTCAACCATTTTGCTAGTACCTTTGCCACCCATCATTCCAGGTCTTTTACCCATTTCAATAGCTCTACCCATTGAATAGTTTTTACCTTTCATTTTGGTTTTTTTACCATGACCATACATAGGTTGTTTCATCATTTTACCTGGCATTATTTTGCTCCTTTTTTAGTTACTTTCTTTTTAGGTGCAGCTTTCTTTTTTGCTGCTGTTTTTTTCTTTGGTGCTTTACCAGAAGCGTAAGCTTCATTTACATTAGGTGTAGATGGATCATCTCCAACTAATTGACCTTTATCATTTCTAGCTCTTACACCATTAAGATCGTTTACTTTTGTTTGAGCATCAACTAAATCTGGATCAGGTCCAAATACTGATTTCCAGACACCATCTTCTCCTTGCTCTAGTACATAATACTGAGGTGGGAAGCCTGCTCCGTATATAATATATTTATCCATAATTTCTCCTATGCTTTTGTTAAGGTTAATATAACTGTGTATGTATTTCCAGCACTAGCACTTGTGGTAGTAAAACTAATATTACCTGTTTTGTTAACACCTGCGTTATTAGGTATACCACTATAATCTCTTAAATCCATATCACCTAAATCATCTTCTTTTAATTTAGCTATAAAACCTGCTGTGCCTGATGATACAGAAAAGTTTAAAGTTACAGCCATACCATGTAGATAAAATTGCACCCTTTCTAAAACTACTTCTGTACAAGGCTGACCATTAGCTAACTTACTTAAGTTACCTACTATAACCTTATCAACTGCTGATTCACCTGTGCCATCACTAATGTTTGTAAATTTAATTACAGCATTTCTTGGTCCATCTTGAATTATTTGTGTTGTTACTGCATCAGCCATTATTCAATCTCCTCTGCTGTAAAAGATTCATTTTTTACGTTTTCTTTAATCCACGCAACAGCAGCATCTTTATTAGCTGCTTCATGTTCTTTTCTAACTCTAGTGCCTTCTTTTACAATTATTTTTACTTTAGCCATTAGTAACTCCCTTTTGGTTTTTCTGCTGCTAGATAAACATAGTCAACATCCATTGATTGTGCAACAGCACCAGTACCATTAGCAATTCCAAACCAAGGAGAGAAACCATTATTCTCGCCAACATTTAATGTTGCTCCTGGTGTTCCTATAGCTGGATTAGCTTCTGATATACCAGACCAACCAACGTCAAATGGTATCCTGCCGCTTATACTATCTAGCGTTTGAATAATTTGATTATCATACATCCATACCATTTCTTTAGCTGTACCACTTGGATTACTTATATTTTTTCCTACTAAACCAGTTCCAGGTTTTGCATCTCTATAAATAATAGAAAGTGTGTGATAGTTACCATCACCAACATCATCCATTGCTGGACTATAAAAACCATCTGTGCTACCTAAGTTACCTGCAAAAGCTGTATTACCATATACTGTTGCAGAGTTTTTCCTGTGTGCTACTCCAGTAAATTGTCCAGTAAATGCTAAGAATGGAAATGAATTAGCTGCTTGTGTTGGTAATATTAAACCTATAACTGGATAACCTTCGGTATTTTTATTGCCTGTACCTGCTGCATCATTATTCATTTTAAATCTATATTTAAAAACAAAATTTGTTTCACCATTTACTATAGTATTCCAGTTTCCTACTTTTGCAGCTTCGCCAGCTTTCCATGCTAAACAAGTAGCACTAGAACCACTAGCATCAGTTGTTAGTCTAATAACTCCATTAGCTTCACCTACTACTTGTGCAGCAGTATTGGAAGCTCCTATGTCTCCTTTTTCATAAAATCTTGTATCGTATGAATGAAAGTCATCAAAGTATTCTTGGTTTCTACCTGCAAAAGGTATTTTAATAATATCGCCAATAGGATGCTCTTTGCCATCTCCTATGTTTGTAAAACCTTGTTTAAAATTAGTTGCCATTATCTCTCCTGAATTATTGTCAGACTATCTACTGTTAGTTTACATTGATTGCCTGTATTAGAACGATTACCTACAGCAATGAATGGTGTCATAGGTGTTACTGGTTCTTGAGATGCTGGTAGTGATCCATCAGAATTAGGATCATTAATGCAGTTAACCCAATTTTTTGCAGGACCTACATCTCCAACTTCATCTACCATATAACAGTTAAGTAGTGGACCTCTAATTGCACCATCAGTACCTTTAAATGTTCCGCCATAAGTTTCACTCCAAACAACACCACCTGCACCTCTTGATGGTCCAGGCAATCTATTTGATGCTGATCTTTGTGGATATCTACTTGTTATACCAATATTTATATATCTATCTACTGCTAAACTTATTGGTGTTTGTGAATCTGGTCCTACTGGTCTAATACCTGCTCCTGTTTCCGATATCATGTAAAACAAATAATCTCCACCAAATATAGCATTATAAAATGGTGAATTTTCTATCATCCAAGAAGCGTTATTTAAAGACCATGTATTAGATACTCCTGGTAATGCAGCTACTTTACTGCCATCCATTAAACCGACTCCAACATGAGTGTTTGTAAAACTAACTCCTGTACCAGATATTTTAAATCTAGCTTGCATATGAAAATATTTATCTCTTGAAAACTGAAAGTTGTTTACAAAATTAGTTCCTGCTGCTGCACCTTTCCATGCTAACTTAGTTATATCTCCATTAGCATTATCTGTAGTTAATACTAACTCTCCGCCTTTTTTATCGCCTAGTTCTACTGAACCTGCTGCTGAACCTGCTTCTGTTTTAGTTAATGCCCATTGGTTTGCATCATAAGTGCTAAAATCATCATGCCAAATAATATAATCTGACTCTACCGCACCTGTGTTTAATCCATTAAAAGGATGTCCACTTGATAGATTACTTAGTCCGTTTTTAAAGTTTGTACCTTTTTTACCATTAGTAGACATTATCTATCCTCCAATCTTATTTCAACTGCGTAGTCTTGTTCCCAATATTCTTTTACTGCTTCACCCCAAGCTTGTGCTCCAGAATTAGTGTTAGCAAACTCTTGCTCAGAAACAACGTCATTGTTTTTATCTGTTGCTATCATTACATATTTAAGTGCCATTATTCTGAACCCTCCACAGCTAGTGAGATTTTTTTATCTGATTGACCAGCCATCCAAGCTTTGCAATCTGCTGCTGAACTAAATTCAGCTACTTGTTTTCCATTTATTATTGCTATTATTTTCATTATGATCTGTCCTCTGTTTCTACACCAACATGCATATAATCTACTTCAAGCACGTTAGCACCTGATGTACCATTTTTAAACTGTATGGTTGGAGCCATAAGGCTGTTATTGACTGGCATAAAATCTTTTGATGGTATATTGCCTACAAAATTTAAAATTTTAATATTCATTGAGTAACAACAAACATCATTAATAAACCATTTTAAATCTTTTGTTTTAGAGTTATATGCAAAACTTAAATTAAAAAATTCATTATTTCCTACTCCAGCAAAGAATGTATCAGCAGCTCCTAAAGAAGTTCTGTTTTCTGTTGCGTTACCACAGACAGGGAAAACATGACTTCCTAAAATATTGTCAAAATGAAAACCAATTCTATTGTAATGTGCAAATAAAGCTATATTATTTTCTGATTGACATACTCCAAAGAAGCCGTCAAGTTTTGCATTTGAAACATCAGAAGCTTTCAGCCTAATATCAATCCAAAAATCTCTACTATAGTTCCATTGGAAAGTAGGATTACTTGCAGCAGTATTACCTAATTGCATATTAACGTAATCATTAGCTGCGTCATCATTAGTAATTTTTAAAGTACCACCTACAGTATTACCTGGCACTATAGCTGCTGCACCTGATCCAGCTTCTACTTTGTGTACTCTAAAGTTATCAAGATTGTATCCTAAGAAATCTTCCCAAAATACTTGTCTCCTATAAGGTACAGGTGTAGTTGATAATTGACCTACAGCATCTTTTGGAGAAGAATCGTTAATTCCATTTTTAAAATTAACATTGCCTTTCTTTTTTAAAGCTCTATAAAAATTTGCCATTATTCAGTTACCTCCACATAAACACCTTCTGCACCAGCATCTAGTATTTCATTAACTTTATCCATAGCATCTGATTCTTTTTCATAAGAACCAATTAAAACTTTTTCGCCTAACTTATATTCTTTTACTATATGTGCCATATTATTCTCCTTTACCTACTCTTTCTAAACCTTTAAATTGTCCAGCGTGCATATAATCTATTTCAGCTGATGAAGTACCACCTGAGTTACCTACGCAAATAGAAGGTGTTATTGATGTCATATCTGTTATATCAGATAAATCTGGATAGACAACTTGTAAACATTGGTCATCTCTATTATCTGCACCTAACCAAAATTCTAATCTTCCATTAGAGTCTTGACCATTTGGTGCTTTATGGTTTCCTGCTTTATATATTAAAGTAAGTCTAAACCACTCATTGTCTCTAATTATTGTATATTCTGGGTCAGCAATAGGAAGTCCTGATGATGCAACAGTACCTTCGTTACTTCCTGCATAAGCTTGGAATCTTGAACCAGAACCATCAGTAGGGTATGCCTTTGTGTATCCATCTGCTACTGATATTTTATTACCTTCTATTGGGTTTAATAATCTGCCTGGAAATGGATTCCAAATATTTGTTGTAGCAGCTAATCCATGCTGCCAATATAAAATAGGACTACCAAATTGTTTCCATGTAAACATTATATGATTATTAAAAGTACCAAATGTAGTAAAGCTTCCTGGGTTTTTACCCATAAGACCTACTTGGAATTTTGTAGCAGATACATCAGCAATTCTTAATCTAGCTCTAAAAAATATATCTTTACCTTTTTCAGCGACAGGATTTATAAAGTTTGCAATATTTGTATTGTCGCCTAATTGTGGTTGTATACAAGTAAAGTCATTAGCAGCATCATCATTTTGTAATGTAAGTGTTGAGCCTGAAACTGTTTGTGTAGCTGAACCAGAGCCAGCTTCTACTTTAGTTATTAAATATTTACTTGAATTAAAATAATTGAAATCGTCAAACCACTCTTCTATAAGAGCAGGGTCTTGTCTGTTATAAAAAGGAAGTGCGTTACCTTTAAGACTTCTGTCTGTTACACCTTGCACTATTGATTGTGCATCAGGTCTATTCTTGGTTATATTAAGCGGTAATTCATTAACGCTTGAAACTTTACTTGCCATAATTTCAGTCCTCCATGAGACCAGCATATTTGTATATGCCAAAACTATTCTTTGACTATATACCTAAAAAACTTAAAAAGAAAGGGATTTATTAAATAAATAAAAAGGGGAGCCGAAGCTCCCCTCATAGTTCTTACGAACTTCCAGGTGATCCGAAGATACCAAGAGGATCAGATACACCAAATGAGTATCTTTCTCTTGCCTTATATCTTACGTTACCTGTGTTAAAGTCACCATCCATGCTTGTTTGCATAGGTGATCTAACAAAGTGCTTCATACCATCAGGTACATCTGTCATGAGATAGAAAGCGTTAGTGTCAGTTAAATAATGATTAACTGAAAAGCCTTCTGGTAACACGCCAGTTGAAACAATAGCGTTAACGTCATTGTTTGCTGAACCTGGTTGATATTCTGACTTAAGCAATCTAGTTGCTACAAACTGTAAAGCTGATGGAACAATAAGCTTTCTTGCTTGTGCTGCAATCTTAAGACCTCTTTCATCAGTCCATCCACCGATTTGAATGATAGCATCTTCTAAAGAAGCTTCGTTCAAGTCAGCACCGACTGCTGGTCTGTTTGCATTTGTTCCGCCACTTACTAATGGGTGAGCAGTATTAAATAATGATACTCCGTCACCTGAATTAAAGGTTGTGAAACCTAAGTTAAGTGGTGCCATTGCTTTTACTTGTTTTGTATAAGCCATTGCTCTTGCTAATGCTTTGGTATATCTACCGCTAAGAGAAACATAAAGGTTATCCTCCATTGCTTCTTCTGTAACTGCAAATCCCATTGCAATAGTTTCGTGTGTATATCTAGCCACGAATGATTCTTGAGCTGTGTCATACATAATTTGAGCACCTTCCGCTTTAACGGGAGCTGCACCAAATCCTGAGATTTTTAGCTCTTCTTCAAATGAACGCTCTGAGTTTTCTGTTTCATAGATTTGCTCATGTTCATTGTCGTAACTTTGATATTCTTCACCAAACAGGGCGTTAAGTCCTGGTAGTAATTGGTGAAGCTGATTTGCTCTTGAAATAGCTGCCATAATATTACTCCTTAACCTATTCCTGTTGTGTTGAGCAACTGGTGCCCTACGTTAAACATCACTAGCACTTCTGGGAAAGCTGAATCCAAAGCATCGGTAGGACCATCGACAAAGTCGACAATCTTTAACGGCAACGTATTAGTTGTTGCTGCTGCTGAAATATCAATCGCATTTTTGCTAGTACCAATCAAAGTCGAACCTGCTGTTTGAACAATAGGAACATTCTTACCAAGATCATCTTGATCTACTGGTCCGTCTGCTTGTATTTTCATAACAACGAAAGGATCGCTTTGCACATAAGCCACAATATCACTTGCTGCTGTATTAGCAGGGAAATATTGAGACTGTCTAAATTCACCTGAAACTGGATCAGTATATGAACATCCTAAAAATACTCCAATGGGTGTCAACGCAGTTGTACCAACATCCTTTTGGATAGTGGTATTAGGGTTGTTGTCATGCCATTTTACAATATCGCCATAGAAGATATTAGTGTTATATCCGCTGGCAATCTTATAATGGACTATTTTATCATTATATGCACAAGATACTAATGAGCTTACAGGAACTGCACCAAAAGGTGAGGCTACATCTGCCATAGTAATTCTCCAATAAAAATTAAAATAAAATTATAAATTTATGAATCACTACCGAAACTGGTTCTACTTTTTCTTTCGTAAACTTCCTTCTGCATTCTTGGATCATTGTCCTTGAAATAAGCATTGTCTACAGATTCAATTTGATTCTTTGCTTGTCCAGCAAAGTAATCATCTCTAGCTTTTGCTTTTTCTTCTGGAATCTTACATAAGATTTGTCCGCCTACTTCTATATTACCCTTAGTCGCCCATTCGGATTTATGATCCATTAAGATACTTAGTTCAGGATGATCCTCTGCTTTGCAAGGAATCCAGCCTTCTCTAAACTTTCTGGATACATTTGGATTATCAGCTTCACCTAGTAAAGCAGTTCTAACCCATCTAAAAACCCATCCTGGTTGAGGTGTGGGAGCTGGTAGGTTGACTGGATTTTCCCAGTCCATAGTATTCATTTCTGCCTCTCGGCTATCTTGCCCTCTTGGGGTACGCACTACATCAGATTCAGTTTTAACTTCTTCTGTTACTTTTTTATCTTCTGCCATCTAATTCTCCTTTAATAGTTGATTGGCATACTGCTCTGGCGTAATTCCAAGTTGGCGTGCTAGTCTAACTTGTTCAGCCGAGAGCTGTACTTTGCGAGGCGTTTTACCAGTTGTCCTCGATACTGGTGCGACTACTGTCGATGCTTCTTTTGATACAGGAGCAGTTTGAACTTTCGTTTCTTCTACTACTACTGCTGGTTCTGATTGAACCCCAAAAAACTGTGGAAACTCTTTTCTCATTTCTTTATCTACTGCTTCGTAGTATTCACTAGATTGAGTTTCTGGGTTTATGCCACCTTGTTGTAGTTTTGAATCTACATACATAGCGTAAGCTGTCATATCTCTGTGTGCAGGTTCTGTGCCCATAAACCATGGATTTTTTTGTGACCATACTTCTAATGCTGGGTCTTTAGGTTGTTCTGCTGGTGCTTCTTGCTCTTGTCCCTGTGTTTGCTGTGTTGCAGGTGCAGGTTGATTTACAGCATATTGAGCAACTTGATTAGCATAGCTTCCTGCTTGTTGTTCTGCTAAAGTTGCTTTTGATAATAACTCTTGAGCTTTTGCTAAATCATCTGTATTGCCATCATCATAAGCTTTCTTTAATTGTAATTGAGCATTGTATTTTGCCCATTGTGCATTTTGTAATGCTTGTTGATTAAGAGCTTGACTGCCTGTATTAACAAACTTTTGTAATCTTTGGTTTTCATCTAATAAAGTTTTAAGCCTTCTTACTGCTTCATCTTTTTCTTTTGAAGATGCTTCTTTAGCTCTACGTTCTTCATGAAACTCATACTTTAACTGATTGATTCTTTTGCCAGCTCTTTCACTATAGTCAGTTATTTCTTTATCTAAATCATCATCAGATACAACAACTTCTTGTGTTTGAACTTCTGGTTCTTTTTCTATCTTAACATCTGCTGGATCAGGTAGATTAGATTCTTCTACAACTTCTACTTCTACATCATCTGATTCATTAGTAACTAAGTCATGTTTTACACCAAAGAAACTATCCGTAGTAATTTCTTCGTTTTCTTGGTTCTTTAAAGCTTCTTCACTCATACTGCTCTTACCACTCCTGTTGGGTCCTCAACGACAGCTTCTACTGTGTCGTCATTGATTATTCTAAACTCTTTACCATGTATGCTAATACGAGTGCCTGAATAAGGTCTAACAATTACCCAATCTCCTTTTTTACAATAAGGTCCATTAGGGAATCTGTTTGAGTCTTTGTAGGCATCTGGTCCGAGTTCAAGAACATAACCACATACACTAGCTACTTCTTCTGCTTTTTTAGTTGCATCTGTATGTTTAATTATCCCACCATCTGTTTTGTCACTAACCTCTGGAAGAGCTATTAGTAGACGATATCCTTGTGGTTTTGGAAGTTGACTTGGCTTGCTTTCTTTTTTCTCAGTCATATATTTGCACGATATAAAAGGTATCGAGTCCTATTCGTTAATAAATTTTTCTTTCCAATCTAACATTTCACGTTCAGCTAGTGCTAGACCTTCTATAACACCACAGAGTCTTTGGTACGAAGCATAGTCTTTACAACCACCACCAGCTACTTGATCTGCATGGTCATTCATCAATGTTCGTATTCTACTTCCTAAATGTTCAGAAAGTGATTGCTCTTTGATATCATTTATCATTCTTACTGCTATCTTCGGCTAATTTAATACCTATGTCAACACCTTTTTGATATTCTTTTCTGGCTTCCTTTTTATTTTCTTGCTCGGCATCTAGGAGATCACTAGCCATCTTCTGACCAATAGATGCTCCTGCCATACGTTCTTGAGCAGCAATCCTTTCTCTTTCAAGTTCTGCATTCTGAGCAGCCTTCTGAGCATCAAGCTGTATTTTAGCCTGGTCTGTTTGAGCTTTACTTTCAGCTTGCATTTGTCTGATTTGTAATTCTTGCATTCTTGCTTGAATGATTGGGTCTTGCATTTGCTCTTGTATTCTTTCTTGTTCAACTGATTGCATATTGCTATCAGTAACTCTTTGAGCAGCTTCCGCCATAAGAGATGATAGTTTGCTTTCAATTTCAGCAGGTAACTCTTCTCCTTGTGGTGGTAGCTCAATACCCATTTCTTTTTCTATCTGATCTCTATACTTCATAGATAGATGTTCAGTTACATATGCCATACCTGATGCTTGGATAGTTCCTGCCATTGGATTGTTTTCCATAAGCTGAATAATCTTCGGATCGCTTTGTGCAGCAGTAACTGCTTGTATGTGTGCATCATGATCTTGGAACTCAAAGGCTTTGACAGGTTCTCCATTAAGGATATTCTGTACAGCACTAATAGGATCAACTGGTTTAATATCTTCATCTGTTGGTACTATTTCTTCTGCGTTCTCTATACCAAGTACATCAAGCATTTGTCTGTGTAATTCTGGTAAGTTATACATTTGAGGAGCTGATTGAGCTAACTGCATTGCAGCCTGATACTGCATAATCCTTTGAGCCATAGTTGAGGCATTAGGATCAGATACAGGTAATACATCTACTCTTGCATCAAAATCATCACGCTTTATAGATTCTTCTTCTGACTCAGCATAAGGATATGAAGGGTCAGTAAAGTCTTTTACTATGTCTACTAAGATATCAAACTCTCTTCTCATAGAAGCGTGTAGTCTTGCTTGGACTGCACTCATGACTTTCATGTTTCTTTCTATAAGAGCAAGCGTAGTTCCTACAGGAGCTTGGTTATTCATATCAGATATCTTCATATCATTGATACTTGCAAACCTTCTTCCTTCCTCTACGATAGTGCCGAGAAGTTGATACAGGGTGCCGCTTGGTTCTTTATATGGAAGAAATGTGATGTTATCTTTAATTGCTCCGCCAGGTACATCAACGTCTCTGAACTCTCCAGGCATGATAGGGGTGTCATCCCCTTTGATTCTGAGACCTCTGGCTTTTAAACCTCCAGGCAAGTTTGAGAGTGTCCCTGCATCAACTAACTGTCTTAGGATACTTGTAGCTGATTTGCTCAAGCCTCCTATTAAATGTATTAGTCCAAAACCATAGAAACCTATTCCTGGTAAATATTGGTAGTGAACAAAGTGATTTCGCTTTTCTTTTTTTTCATCATTCTCTAAATAGTTTCTTCTAATGCTAAGAATGATACCTGTGGGATAATCAATAGTTACTATGTAAGGTAATGCTATCCCTGTTTGTTCTCCGTCAACCTCATCTTCGAATCCTTCGAGATCAAGGTTTACCTGCATTTCTAAGATAGTGTGCCTGTTATCATAAGCATAGCTATCTTGTTCGCCAGTCATTTTATTGTATTTTTCTACAATATCACTTGCAGATGGCTTTGAATCTGGTACGTCTACATTTCTGTAGTAGCCACTAACTTGCATCTTACGAAGATCATTGTTGCTTTTCTTCATAACATGAGTTGCTCTTTCGCAAGTCTCTAGGTCAGCAGCACCATAGTTTACAACCATATCTTCTGCTGGAACAAAGTGTCCACATGGTCTTTCTAAATTAGGATCGTAATAAACTTTTCTAAATGCAGAACCAGCTAGAGGTAGGTGAAACAAGAGTTTCTCTGTCTCTGTTCTGTATTCTTTCATTTCATAAGTTAGTAGATAGTTTAAATAATCTCTAACTCTTTCAGCTTGTTTGGTCTTATCTTCTGTTATCTTGCCAACAATCTGAGTCTTAACTGGTCCTTTGGCTGGGAATATCTCTGAAATAGCTTGAGATTGAAACTTAATAACTGCTTCTGAAAGCATTGGGTGGAATACACCACAAGCTCCGTTCCATGGCTGAGTTCTTTCTTCTACTTTAAGTCCTAGCTGATCTAGTCCTTTGGTATAGCTTTCTTCCCATTCTTTACGAGATTCTTTATCGGCATCAAAAGCAGAGCATAGTTCTGATCCTATGCTTTGTAGGACATCATCATCTATATACTCTGCAAGGTTTTCATAGAAACCAGCGTATGCACCTTGCTTATCTCCTTGTGGATCAAAGTCAATAATCATACCTCCATCTTCTGTTTCAATGCTAACAGAATCAGGATTTTCTATTTCTATCTCTAATCCTTGTTCTTCTTGTTCCACCAAACCCTCAATAGGTGTTTGTGGTTGTAATCTGTCTATAGCCAAAATTTCTCCTAGTAATAATTAGCAGTTCTATTATGCTCTAATGGTTCATCTTCTTCATCAGAATAAATCGGAATAAATCCGCCTTGTCTAAATCTTAACAGAGCTTGCGTACTGCTATCAACTAAATCGTCATGTTCCGTATTAGGAAATCCAGCAAATTGCTCTACTACTTCTTCTGCCCATCTTGTTTGGGGAGCCCAGACTACGCCTGATGCAAATAGGTCTGAAACTGCGTTAACTCTTGATATCTTATCGTTTCCTCTGCTTGGTGTGTACTCTTGTACAGGAATACCCATAGCTCTTAATTCAAATATAAGTGGCATACCTGCTGCTTTCGCCTCAATGATAAAAGCATCTGGTTTTCTTTCTTGATACATTTCCATAGCTTTACGCTTTAATTCTGGAAACTCTAATCTCTCTTGGTAAGCATCTAGTAATATCAGGTTAGGTGCCAATAATCCATCATCACCCTCCTGGTAGAATACTCCCCAGGTAGTGCAAGCACTAAAGTCAGCTCTTTCATGTTTCATAAAGGCTGTATCCCAAGATTGAATCATAAACTCACAATCAGGGGGGTGTCTGTTTTCCCAGACATTCCACCATTCACGCTTAACTAAAGCACCTTCTTCTGAGGTTGGGTCCTGTTGATACTGTGCCATCCATTTACTTGTAGGCAATTCAGACTTCAAAGCTTCCAGTTCTTCTAACTTCCAGAAAGCTTCCCATAAAGGTTTACCAGAGGGCATGATGGCAGGAAGTTCAATTACTTCCCACTCATCAGAACCGCCACGTTTGATAGATGCATCTACTACTTGTCCTGTCAAATCCTTTTGGTTCCATCTAGTCATAACAATGACTATGGCACCACCAGGTTGCAGACGCTGACGAGGACCAGAGGTGTACCATTCAAACGTCTTGTTGAATACTGTTGGATCAGCACTAGCTCCTTCTTGTTCTGAATGGGGGTCATCAATAATAAGAAGGTCTGCACCTTTACCAGTAACAGCACCACCAACACCGATAGCGAAATACTCGCCACCCTTGTTCGTATTCCAACGACCAGCCGCCTTAGAGTCCGATCTAAGACTAACATCGTCAAATACTTCTTTAAAATCTTCACTATCCACCAGGTTTCTTACCTTTCTACCAAAGCCAACTGCAAGTTCTGCGGTGTGAGCTGTCTGAATTATCTTCTTCTCTGGGTATCTACCTAGAAACCATGCAGGTAATAGGTAAGATGCAAACTCCGACTTGGTATGACGAGGTGGCATATTGATAATAAGACGTTTCAGCTCCCCATTCGCCACTCGTTCAAAGGCTTTAGCCATAATTTCATGGTGGGGACCCTCAATAAAGGCACTCCATTGGCTCTTTACAAAGCTCATGTAGCTATTCTTTACTTTGTCTCTGCGTACTTCCCTCTCATAGGCTATGATGTCGTCTATGAACTCCTCCTGGTGTTCTGGAGGCAGGGCTCTTATCTTGGATATAAGTTCTGTCTTCATAATTCCTTTCCTATACTAGGAAATATCTAACTATCCCTTTCTCTACTAGGTAATTCCTAGATAGGAACTTCCTAGTTTTTAGATATTTTCTATATTTAGTCAATAGGAATATGAATATTCTACCATATTGACCCCTATTCACATGATTGTCAACACTTTTTTTCATAATATATACCCCCTATGTATGGGACCCTAGGTTAATTC